TAATTCTTTTACTAAAATAACAATGGCCGATATAAAAAAAGTAATACGTCAGGAATATTTAAAATGTGCTACAGACCCAATACATTTTATGCGTAAATACTGTTATATACAGCATCCACAACGTGGTCGCATACAGTTTAATCTGTACCCATTTCAAGAAAAAGTATTAACGTTATTTCAAAATAACGATTATAGTGCTATATTAAAATCTAGACAATTAGGTATATCTACACTAGCATCAGGTTATTCTCTTTGGTTAATGACTTTCCATAAAGATCGAAATGTATTAGCATTAGCAACTACACAAGCAACAGCAAGAAACTTAGTAACAAAAGTACAATTCATGTGGGAAAATTTACCCTCATGGTTAAAAGTAGATGCTGCCGAAAATAACAAATTATCATTAAGATTTACTAATGGTTCAAAAATACAAGCAAAATCTTCAAATGCTGATGCAGCACGTTCGGAGGCAGTATCTTTATTGATAATTGATGAAGCAGCTTTTATTGATAACATTGCTGAGACATGGGCATCTGCACAACAAACCTTAGCAACAGGGGGTGGTGCAATCGTATTATCAACTCCCTATGGTACAGGTAATTGGTTTCACCAAACATGGGTTAAAGCTGAAGCGGGAGAAAATGACTTTTTACCTATTAAATTACCTTGGTATGTACACCCTGAAAGAGATCAAACATGGAGAAATGCACAAGATGCTTTATTAGGTGATCCTAGACTAGCAGCACAAGAATGTGACTGCGATTTTAGTACATCGGGTGATATTGTATTTTATAATGAACATTTAGAATATTATGAAAAATCCTTTATTAAAGACCCATTAGAACGTAGAGGGGCAGATCAAAACCTATGGGTTTGGGAAAATGCCGATTATTCTAGATCTTATATGGTTTTAGCTGATGTTGCTAGAGGTGATGGAAAAGATTTTTCTACTTGTCATGTAATGGATGTTGAAACTAACGTTCAAGTAGCAGAATATAAAGGTCAAATAGGTACTAAAGAATTTGGACATTTATTAGTAGGTTTAGCTACAGAATATAATGAAGCTTTACTTGTAATTGAAAATGCTAACATAGGTTGGGCTACAATACAAGTAGCAATAGATAGAAACTATTCTAACCTTTACTATTCACAAAGGAGTGGAGAAGCCAATGCCAGTTCGTATTTTGACCAATATGAAGACAATTCTAAAAAAGTAGCAGGATTTACAATGTCATCTAAAACAAGACCTATGATAATAGGTAAGTTTCAAGAATATATTGGTGATAAAGGAGTAACAATCCAATCAAGACGATTAATTGAAGAAATGAAAGTTTTTATTTGGAAAAATGGAAGAGCAGAAGCACAAACTGGGTATAATGATGATTTAGTAATGGCTTTTGGAATGGGAATGTATGTTAGAGACACAGCATTAAAATTTAAACAAAGAGGAATTGATTTAACAAAACAGTCATTAAGTAATATGACAGTTAATAGAACACCATATCAAGGTGGTTATGGTGGTGGTTATGGTCAACAAGTAAAAAACCCCTATAGCATAAAGGACGATAAAGGTAACACAGAAGATATTAGTTGGTTATTATAACCATATTTATAAACAATAATTATATATTAAATGGCGGATAAAAGTGTATTTACAAGATTAAGGAGATTATTTTCTACAGACGTAGTAATACGAAATGTTGGAGGTAACCAAATTAAAACCATAGATTCGGGTCATATCCAATCTAGTGGAGAGTATGAAACAAATGCTCTAGTAGACAGATTTAATAAAGTCTACTCTTCAGCTCCTACTTCATTATACGGGGCACAATTCAACTTAAATTATCAATATTTAAGAACACAACTATACTCAGAATATGATGTAATGGACACAGATGCTATTATAGCTTCTTCTCTTGATATTATAGCGGATGAATCTACTCTTAAAAATGATATGGGTGAAGTGCTTCAAATTAGAAGTTCTAATGAGGATATACAGAAAATTCTATATAACTTATTCTATGACGTATTAAATGTAGAATTTAATCTATGGATGTGGGTTAGACAAATGTGTAAATATGGTGATTTTTTCTTAAAATTAGAAATAGCAGAAACATTTGGTGTTTACAATGTAATCCCATATACTGCTTACCATATTGAAAGGATTGAAGGACAAAATCCTGATAACCCTTCTGAAGTAAGATTTAAATGGAATCCTGAAGGTTTTTCTGGTGGTTCTTCTAGTGGTTATTATAACGTAGCAGGAGCTAACGGTATAAATGATGATAGAGGTGGCATTGTATATGATAATTATGAAATGGCTCATTTTAGAATGGTAGGTGATGTTAATTATCTTCCATATGGTAGAGCTTACATTGAACCTGCTAGAAAGCTATTTAAACAATATACGTTAATGGAAGACGCGATGTTAATTCATAGAATTGCTCGTGCACCTGAAAAAAGAGTATTTTATGTAAATGTTGGAGCAATTCCACCTAATGAAGTAGAAGCATTTATGCAGAAAACTATCAATAACATGAAACGTACTCCAATGATGGATGAAAAAACAGGTGAGTATAATTTAAAATATAACATGCAAAACATGTTAGAAGATTTTTATATTCCTGTTCGTGGTAATGATAGTGCGACAAAAATCGACACAACACCGGGATTACAATATGATGGTATTGCTGATGTTGAATATTTAAGAGAAAAATTATTTGCTGCTCTAAAAGTACCTAAAGCCTTTATGGGGTATGGGGAAGGAGAAGCAGGTAAATCTACATTAGCACAACAAGATATTAGATTTGCTCGTACTATTGATAGAATACAAAGAATATTAATATCAGAATTACAAAAAATAGCTTTAGTCCATTTATACACACAAGGGTATAGAGATGAAACTTTAACCAATTTTGAGTTATCAATGACAACTCCTTCTATCATTTATGATCAAGAAAGAATTGAATTAATGAAATCAAAATCTGAATTAGCAGGTACATTATTAGAACAAGGTTTAGTACCATCTGATTGGATTTACCATAATGTTTATCACTTTAGTGAAGACCAATATGATGAGTATAGAGATTTAGTTCGTGAAGATTCTAAGCGTAAATTTAGAAATGATCAAATCCTAGCAGAAGGTAATGACCCCGTAGAAAGTGGTCAATCATATGGAACTCCTCACGATTTAGCATCATTATATGGTAAAGGTAGAACAATGTCTGATCCTGCTAATGTACCTGATGGGTATGCTGAAGACGACCCAGAATTAGGTCGTCCTAAAGACGGGATTACTAATAGAGGAAAACAAGATAATAATTTTGGTAAAGATCCTTTAGGAGTTAAAAGTATGAAGGGCACAGATAAAAATGATGGAGATCCTAAACCAAGACTATCAGAATTTGAAGATCCTAAAATAACTTATTTAAGAAATAAGGATATCTTTAAGGGTCTAGACAAAAAACAACTAATATTTGAACAAGATAAATCAGAATCTTCATTACTTGATGAATCTCGACTAAAATCTTAATATTTATAAATAAATATATTTTTGATGAAAATTAAACACTCAAAGTATAAAAATACGGGTATACTATTTGAATTGCTTGTTAGACAAATAACTGCGGACACCCTATCGGGAAAAGAATCTAAGGCTATTGACTTACTAAAGACTTATTTTGTAAAAACAGAATTAGGTCGTGAATATAAGTTGTATGAAATAATTACAAAGTCTAAAGTATTAAACGAATCTAGAGCAGCCTTATATTTAAATACTACCCTAGATAATTCTAAAATATTTAATAGAGGTGCCTTAAGAAAGCAAAAGTACAATTTAATTAATGAAATTAAAAATCATTATGACTTAAATACTTTCTTCGGTTCACAAATTAAAAACTACAAGGAAACAGCAGCATTATACACATTAATTGAAGGTGTTAATTCTAAAAGTGTAGTTGACAATGACCAGTTAATTGCTAGTAAAATTACAATATTAGAATTTTTAACTAAAACCGAAATAAAAAAGACTAAAAAGGATGAAGTACTAGCAGAATTTGCTACTTACGATAAAGACGTAAGGTCCTTAACTTATAGAATATTATTAGAAAAGTTCAATGAAAAGTATGATGGTTTAAGTCAGGACCAAAAACAGGTACTTAAAGAATTTATTAATTCTGTAGACTCAACACCTGGATTAAGAACTTTCTATAATTCTAAAATAAAAGAATTAAAAACTTCTTTAGTTGAAACAACTAAAAATGTAAAAGACCAAGCTACAAAAATTAAAATTACAGAAGTTACTAAGTTCTTAACAGAATTAAGTAAAACTGATAAGGTAGATAATGATAATTTAGTTGATTTATTACAATATTATGAACTAGTAAGTGAAATTAAAGCAGCAAATGGGGTACAAATATAAAGTTAAGGAAATAGAAGTAGGAGATACAAAAGTAGATAATGGGGTTAAATCTGTAGTTACAGATAAAGACCCTAATACAGGTGCTATATCCTGGTCTATAGATTATGTTCCTAATTTAACTAAATTAGTTGAAGATTCTATGGAGTTAGCTNATACTGCTAAAGGTGTATATCAAAAAGCTAAAGATGATAAAAAGTTTTTAGACATATATGAACAAGCAAAACAATTAAGAAATACAATTCGTACCCANATCAGAAATAATTACCCAGAAGATTATAAAAAAGCTATTTTTGAAGAAGATGTAGATGANATGTCTATGTCNGGTGCAGCAGGTAGTTATTTAACACCATATGCTTTTAAAAAACCNAAAAAACAAAAAGAACTTGAAGAAAGCCCTGAACAACCAGGTGAAGACTTAGGTCCAGGTCCTAAAGCAAGTGAAGATGGGGTTAGAGATAATGCATATGTAAAACAATTTAAATACAAGTTAGTTCCTAAAAATAATGGTACTTATGTACAAAAGGGATCAGGACTTGAAGTAAAGAAATTATATTAATATGTATAATTATAAGTTGATAAGAGAAGATGAGGATAAGGCTAAACTTAAGTTCCAAGAGGAAAGGGTTAATGCCTTTAATGAAATAGAAGACGAATTACAGTCTTTAGTAAAACCATTAAGACAAGCAAAAATAGAAACTATAAAATATTATAGAGAAAATCCTAATAGCTACTCAGTAGTAACAGGCACGGATTTAATTAAGGACTTTATTAAAGATATTAAAACATTATTAGAAAAATAACAAATATGAAAACACTACAAGAACAATACAATTTAATCCAAGAAGGTAAAGGCCGCAAGGATTTATTTTTAAAGGAGGCTAAAAGAACATATCCTAATTTGTTATCAAATCTTACTTCTTATAAAGATGCTACAAGTATCTTAAAAAGCAAAAGTAAAATTAACGAAGATTTAGGTGGTATTGTTACTTTAAAACCCTTAGTACAACTAACATCTGAGGATTTTAACCCAAACAAGCAAGCTTGGGAAAGTAAATATGAAGCTTTTGTTAATGAAGAAAGAGCTAAATCATTAAAACCTATCATTGATAAGGATATTGATGAAAAAATCAATACTGAAAAGGAAGATGAAAAGGTTAAAGCTGAAGAAAAAAAAGTATCTAAAGGTGTAGAAAATATTGATAAACGTAACTACGATTATTCACCAAAAGAAGATAACATTAACAACGTTAATGCTCAGGAAATGATGAATGGTGTATATTTTGAACTTAAAGAAGACCCATCTTTATCATTAGAGGAAGCACAAGAAAAAGTAATTAAAAACTTAGCTAAGGACCCATTAACGTATGTAAAAAATGGTCAATTTGGAGTAGGTATAGGATACACAGAAGCAGAAGTACAAGAAAATACTGGTAAAACCTACGGAGGTAG